TGTTTATTAAAAAATGAAACTACTCAAGTACAATTTAACGATGGTACTTATGTTCAGGATATTAAAACTTGGTTAATTGAAAATAATTATACAATAGCAAGTAATGGTGCTGTGTATCGAAACGACAAACGAGGATTCTTACCTACCATTCTAGAAAAATGGTTTGATGAACGTGTTATCTATAAAAATAAACGAGATGAATATGAAGTAGGATCTGAGCAATATAAGTTTTATGACGCATTACAGTTAACACAAAAAGTATTATTAAATTCATTTTATGGAGTATTAGGTCTTAAGACATTTAGATTCTATGATATGGATAATGCAGGTGCTATTACGGCAGTTGGTCAATCTATTATTAAGTTTACAGGTAAATGTATTAATCGTTATTATGAAAAAGAAATAGGTCGACCTCAAACTGTTAACGCAGAAGGATTGCCTGTTGATTATGCATTCTATACTGATACAGATTCATGTTTTATTTCAGCATTGCCATTAATTAAATTTAGAAACCCAGATGCAGATTATACTGATGAGCAATTTATGATTGATCAGACTAATGGTATTGCAGACGAAGTTCAGAAACATATTAATATGTTATATGGCCAATATGCTAAAGTATTTTTAAATACAGATAAACATCGATTCCAAATTAAACAAGAATATGTTGCAAAATCTGGTTTATGGGTTGCTAAAAAGAGATATGCTCAATGGGTGATCTATAAAGAAGGTAAACCTACGGATAAATTGGATATTAAAGGAATGGATGTAGTTAGATCATCATTTCCTGAAGATTTTAAGAAAATAATGAAAGAAGTGTTGTGGTTTATTCTTAAAGAAAAAAATAAATCTGATACGACTGATTTGATTATGAATTTTAAAAATAAAATATCACAGTCTGAGGTAGTTAATATAATGAAAAACTCCGGAGTTAAGGAAATCTCTAAATTCATAAAAGGAAGAGCTAGTTTATCAGGTTATATAAAAGGTACACCGGTACACGTAAAATCTGCAATTAACTATAATGATTTATTAACAATGAACAATATCACAGATATCGAACCTATATCAGACGGAGAAAAGGTTAAATGGGCATATCTAGTAAATAATCCATTAGGATTTGATAGTTTAGCATTGCGAGGATATCATGACCCAGAAGTTACAGTAAACTTTGTTTCGCAATACATAGATAGAAATAAAATGTTCGAATCGGATCTTAAAGGTAAATTAGATGATTTTTATGCAGCACGAGGATGGGGTCAGTTACCAACAAATAATAATGCAACAAAATTCTTTTCATTTGGAAAGTAAGAAATTATTTTATATATTAAATAAAAAAGTTATATGTACGGAAAAAAACAATGGCGAGGTCGAGAAGTAGAAGGTCGTTATAGTGATTTAATGACTTATTTCGTTCGCGAATTATACGAAGATGATGACATCGAAGAAATAGCATCATTATATCCACATTTCTATTTCACGATTGAATATGTGACTAAAATGATTGATCTAACGACTGGCGCTGGTAATCGAGAGCGTCATATGAAAGTAATTCGAACTATATTAGATGATACATTTAATGCAGTAACACTTGAAGCAAATGCAGCAACATTGAAAAAAATACCAATTGATATGTTTAATCGTTGTCATATTATATATAGAGTACAAGATGACGCAGTACAGCATCTAAAAGATACTGACACATTTAGTGTAGATGCTGGTTGGTATCGCGTGTCGCAAGTTACAAAATGCAATATGATGCATATCAATCCAGATAATTATAAATTCGACGAAGATATATGAAATATAGTGTAGTAGTAACATTTAGCATCGAAGGTTTCCATAATTGGCCCGATGCTAAAGACTTCTTTCCAGAAGTAGCATTTTTATCTGATAGACACCGTCATATGTTTGGATTTCGTTGTTATGCATCAGTAACACATACAGACAGAGATGAAGAATTTATTTTATTAAATAGAAAGATTCAGAAATCTCTCCGAACTAATTTCTCCAAGGAACTAACTAATGTATTAGAATTTGGTTCTATGAGTTGTGAAATGATTGGTGAGTGGTTATTAAATGAATTTCCTTCTTTATATAAAATAGAAGTATGGGAAGATTTCGAAAATGGTGCATTTATCGAAAGATAAATTTGGTTATTGCGTAGTTATTATATATAATAGGTTATGAATATATTTTATTTTGGCTTAGAGCCACTCAAAGCACGATATACATATCAATTATCTAAGCATTGGATGCCTGATACATTTAAACCATATATAGAATCTGGTAAAGCTAATTTTATTGATGTTGAAGGAGATTTTGACCCTGATCAGCAAATTAAAATTGGAGCTGTATTAGATGCAGTTGGTAGAGGTAAGTTTGCTATGTCTCAATGTAGCAATTTCTTAGATATGCTTAATAATGATCAGGTTAAAGATGGCGATGTTATCTTCTTACAAGATTATTGGCACCCGGGTATCGAATCTATTTTATATGCATTGGATCTGTATGGTATCAATGTTAGAATCTACGCAATGCTTCATGCACAAAGTGTTGATGAGTATGATTTTACTTGGCCGATGCGTAAATGGATGCGTGGATTTGAATTAGGTTTGGATAAAAGAATGTCGGGTATATTTGTGGGATCTACTATTCATCGAGACCAATTAAGAGCAGCAGGTTTTGAAGCTCCAATTCATGTAGTATCTTTGCCATTGCATAAGCAAATGACATTAGATGTGTTGCCTAACTTTAAACATACAGATCCAAAAGAAAAGAAAGTAATATTTTCTAGCAGATTGGATAAAGAAAAAAATCCATTCTTCATGTTAGAAGTTGCAAAACGATTCTTAACGTCTAGAAAAGATTGGGTATGGCACATAACAACTTCAGGTAAATCTTTTAAGTCAATGGTACCTGGCGTTGTTGACGCATTATATGAATTTGCAAGACAAGAACCTAGATTTAAATTGTTAGTTAATTTAACTAAGGAAGAGTATTATACGGAGTTAGCAACTGCAAAAATACAATTTAATTCATCATTGCAAGATTATGTATCGTGGACAGTATTAGAATCGGTTACATTTGGTTGTGATGTGGTATTTCCTAATTTTAGATGCTTTCCTGAATTCATGCCAGCTGGCAGATTATATGAACCATTCCAAGAAGAAAGTGCATATAGCGCATTGCAACATGTAGCTATGTATTATGATTTAGGCAATAAGACACAAAGATATAATTGGCCAGATATTGCAGACTTAGGTCGTCGAATGGAGGCATATATCATATTCAATGATGTTAAAGAAGAAATCAATGTTTGGCACGAAGAAGCATATTGTAAACATTTATTAACAAACGAGAACAAATAATGAGTAACAAAAAAGACACAAGTCACTATAAGGATTTCTTTTATATTCCTTCATTATCTGCCGGATCAATGGTATCTGCATTTAAAAAGAATACAAAGTTTTCTGATGGTACGACCATGAGATTCTTCGCAAAAGAATATCCAGAGCAATGGCGTCATAATAAATTCTTGGTTACTGCTGGACATCATTATAAAAAGATGGATTTTAGGCAACAAATAGGATTAGATGATCAGACATTTGTGTTTGGAGATTCAGGAGGATTCCAGATTGCAACGGGAGCATTAAAGTGGGATGGTACTATTCGAGAAAAAATCTTTCATTGGTTAGAAGCAAATTCAGATGTTGCTGCAAATTTAGATATTCCACCACGAGTTACTTTTGAAAATAGGTTTCAAGATTCGATGAATATTAGTTTTGATAACTTTAAATATTTTGAAACACATCAAAGTGGTAAAACTAAATTTTTAAATGTAATTCAAGGTACATTTACTGAGGAATATAGCACTTGGTATCATAAATTTAAAGATTTTGACTTTAATGGCTGGTGTATTGGTGGTCCTAAGAAATTAGTAGACTTTATGTATGTAATTGCATTAATGCTTAAAGAACGAGAGTTTGAAAAGAAACATGTTCAATATATACATTTATTAGGTATCTCAAAAATATCAGATTTCTTTATTTTATCAACTATTCAGAAATTACTTAATGAATTAACAGATGGTAGAATTCAGTTAATGACCGACTCTTCATCCCCAGGTCAATATCCGGTATTTGGAACATATTTGCATTCGACTAATTATAAAACTCAAACTTTTACGGAATTGTATTTCCCTAAAAATGCTGAGTATAGAAGAAAGACACATATTGCTAAGAATAAAGGTTCTGTTGAAATTGATAAAACTAAATTAGTTCCTTGTAGTATCAATTGTCCAGCATGTAAAGATTTTACATATGAATATTTAGGAGGACAGACAGCTAGCGGATTAGATAGATATTCACAAGAAGGAATGCCTAGAATGGTTGTTCATAATACGCATCTATATTGTGAAGCGGTTAAGGATATTAATAAATTAGTTAATAATCACGTAGAGTTGTTAGAAACAGCAATACCAACGGAATTATTTAATGTTATATTATCTTTGCATGAAATGTTTGCAGATCCGGATAATGCAATGCAGGTATATGAATCATATATCAAAACATATAAGAAATTTGGAGGCGAGAGTATTTCGACTACAGATGCAGTTAAATTCAATGAATTTTTTAAATTTTAATAAGTTATGGAAAAAAGTAAATTAGTTAGTTTTATTAATCGTTATTATTTGGCAGGTAACTGTGAATCAGTTATTTTAAAAGAAAACGAAAATGGTATTGGTTGTGAATTGATCGACAGCGATCAAACAGTAGTTGGCAAAATTCAATGGAAAACGACTCCATTCATGAAAGGATCATTAGGAATCAATCATACAGGTGCATTAATAAAAATGTTATCGGCAGTGAATGAAAATATTGATATTGATGTGCAGGCAGCTAGTGGTAAAAATTATGCAATGAAAATATCCGAAGGATCTACCAAATTAACATTCATGTTAGCAGATATATCAGTTATCCCATCAGTCCCAACTATTAATCAAGAACCCGACTATAAAGTTTCAATCGATGTTAATGACGAGTTTACTACTAAGTTTATCAAAGCAAAAAATGCATTACCAGACGCAAAAAACTTTGCGGTTCAAGTAAAAAATGGTCAAATTAAATTTATTATTAATTACACTACCATTAATGCTGATAATATTTCTTTTGAGATTGGAACTGGTGCATCGGAAGAAATGGAACATATATGTTTCTCGGCAGATAAACTCAAAGAGGTATTAACTGCAAATAAGGGAGATATGGGAACTTTACATATATCACCAGATGGTTTAGCAAGAATTGATTTTACTGGCGCTGATTTTGAATCTAGCTACTGGTTGGTTCAGTTGCAGAATTAATAATATTATGGAAGTAAAAATAAAGAAGTTACATCCAGATGCAGTTATCCCGGCGTATTCAAAGCCGGGTGATGCTGGATTAGATTTAACTGCAACGTCTATACATGATGATTCATATGATAATATTGTATACGGAACTGGGTTAGCAATTGAAATACCAGAAGGATATGTTGGATTGTTGTATCCTAGATCGTCAAATAGCAAAACTGATTTATATTTAACAAATCATGTTGGAGTTATTGATTCGGGATATCGGGGCGAAATTATGTTTAAATTTAGACCAATAAACGGAATTGTAGATGCATATATATACGCAGTTGGCGATCGTATTGGTCAATTAATAATTATGCCATATCCTAGTATCAAATTTGTTGAAACTGACGAATTATCAGATTCAGACAGAGGCAATGGTGGTTATGGTTCAACGGGTAAATAAATAAAAAAATGGCAGAAATTAAAAAACATGATTTGTGGGTTGAAGCATTTCGCCCATCTACATTAGACGGTTATATTGGAAATGAATCGTTAATCGAAAAAGCAAAAATATGGATTGCTAATAATGAATTACCACATTTATTGTTATATGGTACTGCAGGAACTGGCAAGACTACATTAGCAAAAATCCTAGCAAATGCATTAGATAGTCAGATCATGTATATTAATGCGTCGGATACAAATAGTGTAGATACAGTTAGAGAACAAATATCTAGATTCGCAAGCTCAGTTGGATTTAACCGATGGAAGATTGTGATATTGGATGAGTTTGATTTCATGACACCAAATGCCATGGCAGCACTTCGTAATATTATGGAGACTTATAGCAAATCTACTAGATTTATATTAACATGCAATTATGTTGAAAAGGTTATTGATCCAATTCAATCTAGATGCCAAGTATTTGCAATTACACCTCCTAGTAAAACAGAAGTCGCTAAACGATTAGTAACGGTGTTGGAGTCAGAAGGCATTGAATATGATATTAAAGATGTAGCCGCTATTATTAATTCATCATATCCGGATATTCGTAGGGCTATAAATGCAGCCCAAGGAAGTGTTAGGGACGGTAAATTGCAATTAGATAAAGCAAGTGCAATTCAAGCAAATTATATGAATGAAATTGTAGAAGTTCTAAAAAATCCAAAAGATAAAAAAGGAGCTTTTACTAAAATTCGTCAAATTATTGCTGACAGTAAAGTTAGAGATTTTACACCATTATATCGATTCTTATTTGATAGCATAGATGAGTATGCAACTGGTACTATTGCAAGTGTGATATTAATAATTGCAGAAACCCAATACCAAGATGCTGCTGTTGTAGATAAGGAAATTAATGTTATGAGTATGTTTGTGAAATTAATGGCTGAATTATAAATTTATATATTTATACAAAAAAAGGTATAACATTAATGATACGATTACGACAGTTACTTACAGAAGATAAAAACATTAAATCATTTAGTACATCAACTACTGATAAGTATGAATATAAAAAAGAAAATGATATTTGGTATACTAAATTAAAAACATCAGATAGCTGGTTAGATATGAAAAAACAGTTATCTAAAACCAATTATGATACTGCAATTAAAATTTTATCAAAATACGATACGACTGGTGATGTAAAAAAAGATGTAGTAAAACCAAAAGAAAAACCAAATATGTTGGATATTGAAAAATCAGATGACTCAAAATCTAAATCAGATGACTCAAAATCTAAATCAGATAAATCAAAATCTAAATCAAATGACTCAAAATCTAAATCAGCTGATACAAGTTCAACTGCTGCAATATTAATGGGTGGTTTAGATTATAGACCTGGTGATTATAAAATTGATCAACAAAAATCTTTATTACAAAGCAGTTTGAGCGGTAAATCTGTAATAGCACACCGATATACAGATTTAACAGGTGTATTAGCGTCAATAAAAAATAATCCAGCTGCAACCGTTGTATTGTTCAGCGCCGGCTGTTCATATGCATCAACAGTTGCAAAGGCAATGGCAGACAAAACTAAATTATATATAGTAGAGCCATATGCAAAAAGCAACAACACATCAAATGCAGTTCAAATGGCTGTAAATGCAGGCGTGCCATCATCTAATGTATTAACTGGTAGTACATCTGCCCGCGGGTTGAATGTAGTTCCAGGTGCTACAAAAACACCGGATGTTGCTGGTGGTGGAATGGCATCACATTGGAACGCTTTAAAATTCGTTGGAAAATTAATCTAAATTTTATATAATAAAAAAAAAGTTATGATGAAACTATCAATCAAGTCAAATGATACGCACCCAGTTAATTCTGGCGAGTGATGTCAATACAATATATAAAACAACCGGTTGTAGTGGTATTTAAATCGTCAAGTCGAAGCAATGCTACTACTAAAATGAAGATTATACGTAATAAAAATATTGACCAAGTCAATGAAGAAAAGATTTTAGGTATATCTGATAAAGCAATAGTGATTGAATTAGGAGTTGGTGAGTATTTTATCGATCGATGGAAACGTAAATATAATTTATAATGGCAAAGGTTAAAGCAGTTAAAGAAGCAACACAAATAAAAGGAGCAACAATATTTGATTTTGTTGATGGCGTAACCCATAAAAAGAAAGAATGGAGTAAATGGTCTGAGTCTGATCAAAAGAAATTTAGTCCATTCATTGTAAATAGATGGTTATCAATGCGTTCTGAACTAATAGACCTGGTTAATATGCTTCAAAAGTATACAATTGGTACATTAACCCCAAAAGAAACATATCGCGTATACTATGAGGTATTGCCCCAAAATAAAGGTTTTGCAAAATATATAAAAGGGTCTAAAGATGACGCATATAATCCAAAACTAATTGATCAGATAGTAGAACATTATACTGTATCTAAATCCGAAGCAGTTGACTATTTAGATTTATTAAATGCAGACCAAGTTACAAAAATAGTATCATTGTATGGTTATACTGATGCTGAAATAAAAACAATGATTAAAGGAGTAAAAAAATGATTTACGGACACACACCTACAGAAAAACTTGCCCCAGATCCATCAACTATTAATACACAACTTCATTATATTGGAGGAACAACTATATATAAAGTTGCTGAAGATTTTAAATTAAATTCATATGAGTTTGATATAATTAAACGTGTATTGAGATGTCGACATAAAGGCAATTGGTTGCAGGATTTAGAAAAAACAAAAGATACTATTGATCTTTATATAAAAGAGCAACAAGAAAACTTTGGAAATTCAAACAACTACTAAAGATAAACGGATTAGGACCGTCTATGGTTACGCCATATAGATCAATTATAAGTGTCGCTACCTGTAATTGATCGCCTAAATTAATCCTCTCCTTAACCAGGGAGGATTTTTTTACTGTTCATTTGGTTTTAATTAAATTTTTTATTATAATATAGTATGAAAGAAAATGTAAATTACATAGCTCCTATCTATAAGATATCATTGCGAGATGCTACAACTGTACCTAGAAAGATTTCATATTCACAATGGTCTATGTATGAAAAATGTCCACGGCAATGGAAACTTGCATATATCGATGGCCTAGCCCCATTTCAGTCTAGCATTGAAACATGTTTTGGTACAGCATTTCATGAAACCCTGCAAACATATTTAACTGTTATGTACACTGATTCTATAAAGAATGCTGACAGAATTGATTTGCAAGGCCTATTAACAACAAATCTTCGAAATGAATATTTACGTACGGTTGATGCAATGAATGGTGAACATTATTCAAACCCATTGCAATTAGCTGAGTATCTAGAAGATGGTGTTGCTATTTTAAATTGGTTTAAAAATAGACGGTCAACATATTTTTCTTCAAAGGATATGGAACTTGTAGCAATTGAAATGGAACTATGTACACAAGCGTCAACTAAGAATCCTTCTGTGTTCTGGTATGGTTTTATTGATGTTGTTTTGAGAAACACAAAGACCAATGAAATTTTAATACTAGATATCAAAACAAGCCGAAGTGGTTGGAACAAGTATCAAAAGGCAGACAATATAAAAATGGCACAATTGATTGCATATAAAAACTATTTCCATCAACAATTTGGTACTCCGATTGAAAAAATTGATGTTGAATTTTTTATTGTTAAACGCAAATTGATAGAAGATTCAATGTTTCCACAAAAAAGAATACAACAACTTCGTCCAGCAGCTGGCACGGTTACTCAACGCAAAGTGCAGAAAGCAATTGACACCTTTGTTGAATTGTGTTTTGATTCTGAAGGCAATAAAAATGCTGATAGAAACTATTTTGCGATTGCTGGTAAAGGATCAAAGAATTGTAAATATTGTCCATTTAAAGAAGATTATGAACAATGTCCAAAAGAAACTAGGATTAAAGAATAATTTTTTATATTATGAATGTAGCAGTAATAGGTAATCCGGATTGGCAAAGTAAAAGAAAAGTAATTGATGCTTTGCAAAGATTAAAACAACAATTTGGCAATGAATTAACAGTTATAGGGGCAGGAGGTCAATCAGAAGGTGCAAATTTTATGGTTAGGAAATATGCATTAGAGTTTGGAATGAATTATAAAGAATTTAATCCATCATACTCTGGATATAACTTATATTCAGCAATGCCTAAATCGTATTATGGAAAGAATTATCATTTTAGTCAGTTGCATCACAGGATGAAATTAATAGCTGAATGTTGTGAATATATGATTATAATGACAACAGAACCACAATTAGATCCTGTTTTAAAAACAGCATTTACAAACATAAATAAACTAAAAAAGCCAGTTATTATACTTGGTTAATATTTATTAATATAAACGGTTATAAATAAAAAAAAAGGTTACATATGAGTAAAAAGAAAATTTTACTGTTAGCAGATGATTTTAGATTACCATCAGGCATTGGTACTGTTAGTAAGGAAATTATTTTCAATACAGTTAAGGAATATGATTGGATACAAATTGGCGGTGCACTAGAACATCCAGATGCTGGAAAAATGTTTGATTTGTCTGCAGAAGTTGCTAAAGAAACCGGCGTTGATGATGCATCAGTAAAATTAATTCCATATAATGGATACGGTGATAAATCAATACTATTTTCTATAATAGAGCATGAACGTCCCGATGCAATACTGCATTTTACAGATCCTAGATATTGGATTTGGTTGTATCAATTAGAACACGAAATCAAAACTACATTTAATATTCCATTGGTGTATTATTCTATTTGGGATGATTTACCGTATCCAATGTGGAACGCCCCATATTACGGTAGTTGTGATATGATTATGGGTATTAGTAAGCAGTCTGATAATATTCATAGAGAAGTGCTTAAACAAAATGGATTTGGTGTTATTGATTATGATAAACCACAAACTCCCGCTGTTTATAAAAAATGGAATGATGTAGTTACCGGATTCGTACCACATGGACTAAATCATAATATATTCAAACCAATATCCAAAGATTCCGCTGATTATCAATCAATGCACAAAAAAATAAAAGATGCCACCGGCTGTGATTTTATTGTGATGTGGAACAATAGAAATATCAGAAGAAAACAACCAGGCGATTTAATATTAGCATTTAAACATTTTGTAGATCAATTACCAGCCGAACTAAAATACAAAGTTGGTTTATTAATGCATACTACGCCAGTTGATGATAATGGTACTGATTTAAATGCGGTAGCAAAAACATTGGCACCAGATTGTAAAATTATATTTTCAGAACAAAAATTATCCGCAATAGAATTAAACGCAATGTATAATGTAGCTGATGTTGTTGTTAATATTGCTAGCAATGAAGGTTGGGGACTAAGCAGCACCGAGGCAATGCTATCCGGAACACCAATTATTAACAATGTAACTGGCGGTTTGCAAGATCAGTGTGGTTTTGTGGATGAAGATGAAAATTGGATTCAATTCGATGGAGATTTTGCAACAAATCATACCGGTAAATATAAATTGCATGGTGTTTGGGCTAAACCAGTATTTCCTAGTAATAGATCATTGCAAGGATCACCATTAACACCATATATCTTTGATGATCGAGTAAAATTTGAAGATGTATCTGACGCAATTATGTATTGGTATAAAACTCCAGAAACACTTCGAGAAGAAATGGGTCAAGCCGGTAGACAATTTTGTGAAAAAAATGGTTTAACTGCAGAAACAATGGGTAACAAAATGATTGAAATGTTCACATATTTGTTTAACACAGAAAAGGACACTAGACCAAAATACACGTTACATAAAGTTCAATCAAACAAATACGAACAAACAGGAATAATAGCATAATGAGACAAGTAGTTATAGCATCACCAGTACAAACGCAATCTGGTTATGGGCATCACGCTCGAGAAATTATTAAAAATGTATTAAAATACAAACAAGACGATTGGGACGTTAAGTTGTTATCATTGCCGTGGGGTGGAACTCCAATGACATACCCAATAGCTGACGATTGGAAATCTAAATTAATGCCATTACCATTGACTCAGCAACCAGATGTGTGGATTCAAATTACAGTGCCAAATGAATTTCAACCAATTGGTAAATACAATGTAGGTGTTACTGCCGGCACAGAAGGCGATATTTGTCCAGAAGCATGGATTGACAACTTAAATGCAATGCAATTGATTATTGTGCCAAGCAAATTCACAAAAGACGTATTTGAAAATACAGCAAAACTCAAAAACAAAGAAATTACTGCTATAATCAAAGTCATTCCTGAATATTTTAATGAGACTACATATTCAAACAAAGCGGATAATATATTAAATTCAAAAAACATAATATCGGTATTAGATGAAATTTCAGAATCATTTGCATTCTTAACGGTAGGACATTGGTTGCAAGGACAAATTGGCGAAGATAGAAAAAACATAGGAGGTGTAGTTCATTCATTTTTTGATACATTTAAAAATAAAAAAGACGCCCCGTGTTTGGTATTAAAAACTAGCGGAGCTACATATAGTGTTATGGACCGAATGGATATTGAAAGCAAAATCAATCAAATTCGAGAAATGTATGGAAACACCAAGTTACCAAATGTATATGTGTTGCATGGTGATTTAACTGACGATGAAATGAATTCATTATATAATCATCCAAAAGTTAAAGCTATGATATCATTTACAAAAGCTGAAGGATTTGGAAGACCATTATTAGAATTCTCAACCACATCAAAACCAATATTAGCACCACATTACTCAGGACAATCAGATTTTTTAAATTCAGATTTTATTTGCGCATTACCAGGACACTTAACTCCAATACACCCATCAGCACAAAATGAATTTTTAATTGGCGAAGCAAAATGGTTTACTATAGATTATTCATATGCTAGTAAAATGATTGACGAAGTTTATACTAACTATAAAAAATGGCAAGAGCTAGCAAAACGTCAACGATATTTTGTTAATAGCACATTTACGGAGCAAGTAGTTGAGACTGAATATGCTAAGATAATAGATATTATTAAAGATGTAATGAATCTATTACCAAAGCAGGTTGAATTAAAACTGCCACAATTAAAAAAAATAGAATTACCAAAACTACAAAAGGTTGGTGAATAGTATTAATTTTCATATAATAATAATATGAAACTAACATATGCGGTTACAGTCTGTAATGAATTCATAGAAATTCAACGTTTAGTGTCCTTTTTACTTCAACACAAACGACAGCAAGATAATATAGTAATACTATATGATGAAGTAAATGGTGATCCCGCTATTGAAGAATACCTAAGGGCCAATTCAATCAATGGTGAATTTGCATGGCATAAAGCAAAATTTGAGAATCATTTTGCAAATTGGAAGAATCGATTAAGTAGTCTCTGTAGTGGGGACTACATCTTCCAAATAGATGCTGATGAAATACCTCATGAAAAGCTAATAGAAACATTGCCTCATATTCTAGAAGCAAATCACGGCGATGTAGAAGTATATCAGGTACCGAGAATAAATACAGTTGAAGGTTTAACGGAATCACATATTGCAAAATGGGGATGGCACGTCGATGATGAAAAAAGAATTAATTGGCCTGACTATCAATGGAGAATTTGGAGAAATAAACCTGAGATAAAATGGATTAATAAAGTGCACGAACGTTTAGATGGATTAAAGATATGGTCACAATCATCACAAATATCCGAATGTGCATTATACCACCCAAAGACACTTGAACGACAAGAAAAACAAAACAACT